CGGACGTGAGCACCGACAGTTGCGTTGCCGGGTCGGCTGGCGTGATGGCCAGAAAGTACGGGGCCAGCATGTCGCGCAGGTCCGGCGACAGGTCCGCGATGGCATCTTCCATTGCGCCGATGCCAGCCTCAACGCCCGCGGTATCGCCCAGCGCCGCGGCCTCTTCGACATCGCGCAGCAGCGGTTCCAGAAGGTCACGCTGACCCTGCGGAAGCGCGGCAATCTCCGCCTCCAGTGCGTCGTTGAGCAGCGACTGGCGATCGGCCAGCGACCCGAGGTCGACGCCAACCGACGCGGCCAGCGCGGACAGTTCGGTCCCGGTCGCCTGGGCGATGTCGGCGAGCTGCGAGGCTGTGGCGACGGTAAGGTCGTCGAGATTGACGCCGAGGTCGGTGACCAGGTCGGACATTTCAACGCCGAGCGTTGCGGCGATCTCGTCGAGCGGCCGGCCGGTGGCGATGACCAGGTCGCGGATGACGGCGGCCAGTTCGGTCGCCAGCGCCCGGCGCTCGGCGGTGGCCTGCTCTGCGGCCAGGGCATCTCGCTCGGCGATCAGTGCGGCAAGGTCAGGATTGACGCCGCCGAATCCGCCGCCATCGACGCCGACACCGGGACCGCCACCGCCGCCTACAGGCTCGGCAATCGCCAGCCCGGCAACCTGCGTCAGTGCGTCGCGGATGGTGTCGCGCAGATCGAAGTAGGGATCGCCGGATGCGTAGACCCGCTGCCCGAGGCGCAGCAGCTGATCGGCCAGCCCCGGCAGCGCGGCCATTGCCTCAGCATCTCCACCAAGGGCTGACGCCAGTGTGCGATCAAAAAGCGCCTGCGCCTCGACCAGGGCATCGCGCGGGCGCAGCCCGCCGAGGTCGCCGATCATCAGGTTGTCGAGCCAATCGCGGATTCGCTGCTGCGCGCCGATCTGCGCGGTCACGGCGTTGTCGACCGCTTGCGTCACCTCATTCATGCCGCCCGCCCAGCTGGACGTGGCCGCGCCCGCGCTGGCCTGCATCTCGGCGATCTCGCGGTCGAGGCGCTCCAGCTGCGTGCCGTAGAGCTGCTGCACGATGTCGCGGCCGCTCTGCTCCAGTCTGGCGATAGCCTCCGCGGCGCGGATGGCGGCCAGCTGGTGCGCGGCGGCCAGATCAGCCTCGGCGGCGCCCTGCATGCCAGCAGCGCGGGCCGCGGCGTTGAGGCTGGCGATCATGCTGGCGAGGTCGCGGTCGATGTCGCGCATCGACTGCGCGAACTCGGACATGCCGCTGGCTGCGGCCAACTCGTCGTTGATGCCGCGCACCAGGTCCGCGTACTGCCCGTAGGCTGCGGCCTGGTCGGCCAGCACCGCGCCGACTCGCGCCGCGCCGAGTTCGCGGATCTGCGCCAGCTGCTGCTCGGTGGCACCCAGCGCCGTCGCCCGGGCAATCATCGCCTCGGTCTCGGTGTTGATCGCGGCCAGCTGCTGCGCGAACGTGGCCGGCGGCGCGAACTCGGCGAGCTGGTCGGTGACGCTTGTCATCAGATCGGACAGCGAGCCGCTGACCTGGTCGATGGCATCGGTAGCCTCGCCGGTCATGTCGATGACGACGCCGAGCGCCTGGGCGAACTCCAGCCACTCGACGATGGCCTCCGCAGTGAGCGTCGGCAGCGCGGCCTCGAACAGCGCACGGAACGCCTGCGCGCCCGCAGCGCCCTCGAAGTCAGTCGCGTTCAGGCCGATATCCGCCGCCTGCGTGGCTGCGTTGGCGCGCGCCTGCTGCAGCGCATAGGCCGCGCGCTCGTCGGCGGTGTAGAAGGTTTCGAAGTAGGCGGACCAGAGCGACGTGGCGCGCTCGAGGCCGCCGGCTGCGGCGGTGATGTCGGCGGCGAAGCGGATCATCTCCTCGCGCGTCAGGTCGATCGATGTGCCGGAGAGGTCGAGGGCTTCGTCAAGCAGGCTCACCGAGCCGAGCAAGCGCGCGTAGGTGGCGCCGATTTCCTCGGTGCCGACGCGGTAGTCGGTCAGCAGATCGGCAACTTCAGCGAAGGTGTCGCCGAGCGTTCCGAGGTCGACGATCTTCTCGATCTGCAGGGCTTCGGCCAGGCGGCCGACGCGCTCTTCGAGTTCGCCAGCCGTGCCCACGAACGCGACAACGTCGGCAGAGAACTCGCCGAGGATCGCCCCGAAGCGGGCATCGAGGGCCTCGCCGACCGTGGCCGCGCCGTCGCGGAAGGTGTCGTTGACCGCGCTGAGCCGATCGCGCACGGCGGCCAGCTGGTCGGCGTTGAGCAACCCGGCGATCAGGTTGTCGAAGTCCTTGATTCGGCCGGCGATCTCGACCGCCGCGCCGTCGCCCAGGCTTTCGCCGCGCACGAAGATGGAGCCGAGGTCGGACTGCTCGACGCCCCTCGGACGGCGGTCGCCGTTAAACTGCGACGAACGGACGCGGAGGATGGTCTCCTGATCTTCGCCGAAGATCTGCGTAAGCGCGGCAACGGCGCCGACGATCAAGCCGACCGGGCCCAGCAGCAGGCCCACGCCCTGCATGAAGGCACCGCCCGCAATCGAGGCGACGCCGGCGCCGATGCTGCCGGTGATGCCGCCGATCAAGCCAGCGCCGCTGAAGATGCTCGCGGATGCCAGCATGCCGGTGCCCAGGCCGCCGCCAAGCAGGGAGCCAGCACCGCCAAGCAGGGAGCCGAGGATGCCGCCGGATCCGACAGCGCCTGCGCCGCCCGAACCGGCGCCTCCAGAAAGCGCCCCAAGCAGAGACCCGGCGCCAGTGACGCCAGCCCCGCCGACGTTGAAGATGCTGCGGAACACGTTCATCAAGCCGGACGCGATCAGCTCGCGCTTGAGATCATCCAGCAACTTCTTGAAGTAGCTCTTGACGCCCTTCGATCCGTCGAGCACGGCGCCGGCCAGGCCGTAGGAGAAATCCTCCCACGCGCGCGCCGACTCTTCAGCCGCGCGCCGGGCATCTTCGCCAGCCCGATAGTTCACTTCCTCAATCGTCAACTGGAGCTTGCGCCACGCGTCGTCGCCGATCTTGGCAGCCAGCGCCAGTTCGTCGGCGGTCGCCGGGCCTTCCATGCGGATCAGCGCAAGCTGAGTCTTGACGTCTTCAAGCGTGCGCTCGTAATCCTGCCATGCCTGCTCGGCCGGGCCGCCGAGGTCTGCGCTGAGTGCGTTCGCCATCTCGCGCAGAGTGTCGCGCGCACCGGCGGCGCCGTCGGCCACTTGGCGATTCCAGTCGTCGAATCGCTCGGCCTCTTCGGCCGCTTCCTTGAATGCGTCGGCCGCCTCTTTGGTTGCCTTCGCCTGATCCTTCAGCGTTGGGCCAAGGCGCAGCGACTGATCGCGCAGGGCGGCCAGCTTTTTCTCCCACTCGGCGAGACGCTTGTTTCCGTCGGCGATCTCGCCGTTTGCGGACGCGATGGTGCCTTGCAACTCTTCGATTCGATCACGCAGTGAGGCGGCAGCCGCAAGCTGCGTCGACGACACAATCGCAGCGCCGCCGATCGCCGCCTGCGCGCCAGGTTCGCCGCGCGGACCCATGCGCAGACCTTCCATGATCCGCAGGTTCAATTGCGCCTTGGCCTCAGCCGCGAGCAAGTCAGCCTTAGCGGCCTTCAGCGCAGCCTCGGCATTCTCCCGCTGGGCCTCTGCTGCAATGATCGCCGGACGAATGCCGTTGCCCTGCGCCTCTTTGAGCAGGTCGACAGCCTTCACGAGCGACTCGTTCGCCACCGCTGCCTTGTCGGAAGCGCTTTCGTAGTCGTACATCGCTACCGCCACGGCAGCGATGCCGGTGACGAGCAGCCCGATCGGCCCGCCCACAAGCCCAAGCGCCGCGCGGAATACGCCAGCCGCCGCAGCGGCAGCCGTAAACCCGCCAGCCGTCGAAACCAGCGCCGTTCCGAGCGAGATCAGCGCCCCGGCGACCAGTCGCGTGGCAATGAACACAGCCAGTTCGTCGACGTACTGCGCGGCCTCCTTGATGCCATCGATCCACGCCGACAGCGTGCCGTCTTCGCGTATGCCCTTGGCGAAGTCGATCGCCGCCTGCGATAAGTCGAGCAGCGTCGGCAGTAGTTCCTGCGCCACCGTGTTGCCGAGGCCCATCGCTGCGTCCTGCAACTTCGACAAGTTGTCGTTGAACTGCTCAGCAGCGTCAGTCGTCGCGCCGGAGAAAACGATTCCGAGCGCCTCGGCTTCCTTGCCCATCGCCGCCAGGCCATCGCGGCCGGAGATCAGTAGCGGCAGCAGCTCGGCGCCACTCTTTCCGAACAGTGCCTGCGCTGCCGCAGACCGCTCGGTCGCATTGCCGAGCTTGCTGATCTGCTCTGCGGAGTCTGCAAACAGCTCGGCAGCGGATCGCATGCGCCCGTTGGAATCGGTTGCGCTGATACCGAGTCGCGCCAGGCTTTCGCCGCCCATGTCGGCCTCTTTGGCCAGACGCGCGAGCGCTTTCTCAATGGTCTCAAGCGACGCGCCGGATTGCTCGGCAGCGAACTTGAGCTTGCTGATTTCCTCTGCAGACGCGCCCGTCTTCTTTGCGGCCTTGCCGACAGCATCGGCGGTGTTGATCGCCTTTTGCGTCAGCACCCCGAGCGCGGTAGCGGCCGCAGCAGCACCGGCGCCGATGGCGACGCCGAGCTGCTTTGCGCTGTCCGCCCATGCCTTCCTGACTTCCTCGGCGCGCCTCTTTGCCTCCTTCGACGCCCGATCCATATCGGTGACGAAAGTGCCAGTCAGCGCCTCAAGGACAATGGAAATCTTCATCAGGTTATCCGGTCGATGGAGTCGAGGATTTCGAGATCGTTCTCTGAGTAGCGCCCATCCGTGCGGCGCCAGACGCGGCGGAACAACATGAAGCGCTCAAGGTCGGCGCGCGACTCGCTGTGAGCGTTGTGGTACTGGCACGACAAGTAGGCGAGCCCGTATTCCAGGCGCTCAGTCGGCGCAGGTTCGCGCGCGAGATAGGCGCCGAGCAGGTGAACATCGGATGCCGGCCAACCCAGCACGACAGACGGCGGCTGCCCCATCAAAAAGGACAGCCGCACGACATGCCGCAGCGCCGGATTAGCCGACAGGCTCTCCCGATTCGGTCGCCCGCCTGCCGAACTCTGCGGACGCCTCGCGGGCAATGGAGACCATGCCGGCCACTTTGCTGGCGGGTTCGTCCTGGAGCTTGCCGAGTCCGCTGTAGACGGGCTTGCCGTCTTCGGTGACCAGCGTCATCTGCAGCAGGCGCTGGCCGCGCTCGCCCTCGAACGCGAGATCGAGCGTCATTTCGGACACGCCCTCGCGGACCGTGCTCTTGTAGCCGGCGCTCAACTTGACTTGCTCTCCAGCGGTGAGTTCGCGGAAGTGCAGCGTCTTGGTTTCGCCGCGGTAGGTGAATTGCTTTTCGATCAGGTCCATCATAATTCCTTGGCCGTTGACAGGTGCCAGCCGGCGCACAGCAGCGCACGGCGAACGCGCTGCTTTGCGTGCGCCGACTGGGCTTTTCGGTGGATTGCCGTTGGGTGTCGCTACGAGCCGTTACGCCAGATCGGCGACCGGGTTCTCGCGGCGAATGCGGGTGGTGAGCTGCACGGTCACCGTGGCGCGGACGTACTCGCCGACGGCGTAGTCCTCGCTAAAGTTGGACACGTAGCCCTTCCAGTAGCGGTTTGTCGGACCCGGCGACGCGAGGTGGCCATCGCTGTCGAGCGTGGTCGGCGCCGTGGTGTTGTCGCTCAGCACCAACATGAAGGGCATGATCAGCTCGCTGCCCAAATCCTCGGCGGCCATCAGCGCCTGATGCGCCTCGCTGCGCGGGATCAGGTTCACCGGGATCTGGATCGACGGCAGATCCTGCAGGCCGGCGGCGTACTCGCGGGCCTCTGAGTCGAGGCAGGTCACATCGACCTTGGGCGCCTCGCCGCTGCTCAGTCCGGTCACGCCGGTCGGGCAGGCCACTTTGTGGATGACGACGCCATCCGGATCAGACGACGAAGCTCCCGGCGCGTAGCCGAAGTAGAGCTTGGTGCCCTTGGTTTGCATGATGCCAACAGTCATAACGCGTGTACTCCATGGAGAGCGGCTTTGCCGCGAGGTAAAGGCCGAGCGCTCGGCCACGACGAAAGGCCCGGCTTTCGCCAGGCCCATCGAATCTTGGTTGGTGGGTTAGCTACTCGATGACGAGCTGCTCGCCTGGTCCTGCCGGTGCACGAACATCCGCACATCCAGATCGACCCGATAACTCCCGGTCTCCGGATCGCTGCCCATGTCTCGCGCCGCCTCGATGTCGTGCTCTTCTTCCAGGCATCCGCGCACGGCGCGATAGACAGCCTCGGCGTTCTGCGCGCCGTTGCCGGCATTGCTCGACCAGATCGAGACCTGCACCAGCGTCGTGTCAGCCCGTGCACCGCCCGAGTCGAGCGAGTTGATCGGCAGTATGCTGGCCGCGATGTAGGTCACGTATGGATACGCCACGCCCTGCGGCGCCTTGCCGTGCGGGAAGCAGCGCACCGGGCTGTCGCCGATCAGGTCGGTGACGGCAGGATCGGCGGCGAGGATCGCGAACGGGTTCGGCAGGTCGATCATCGCTGCTTCGCCTTCGCCGCCGCGATCTTGTCCAGCTTCTTCTGCACGCGCTCAAGTCCCTTGGCGGCCTCAGCGACGAACGTCGCAAGCGCCTGGTCCTTTTTTGAGTCGAACGCCGGGCGCATCCACGGCATCGGCCGGCGCGTCTCGGTGCCTGCCTCCAGCATGAACAGCACGTCGTTGGTGCGCAGCGCTACCGACTTGCCAGACTTCTTGCCGCTCTTGTTCTTGCGGTTGAACTGGCGGCCGTCATAGGTCGCGGTCTTCACGGCGACAATGAACGCCTCTCCGTTCTGCCCGTTCAGCGGCTTGACGCGCTTCACGCGCAGCGACTTCTTGGCGAGCCCGGTCGACACCATGCGGCCGTCCTTGTTCACTTCGTCGACGATGCGCTGCACGTTCTCCTGCGCCTGCTTCAGCAGCACCAGCCCGCCTTTGCGCAACGCCGGGCGGATGATTCCGCCGCCCTTGCTCACGACTTCCTGCGGCAGCTGGCGCAGCGCGTCAAGCACGCCAGTCAGCCCGAGCACCCTGACACCATCAGTCGCCATCGCTGACCCCTTCACGGCAGCGCATGCGGTACTCCCTGCGCGCGGTGGCGTCGGTCTCGATCGACAGGATGTCGTAGGTCTTGCTGTCCCAGATCAGTCGCCACGTCGGCAGCAGGCCGGGGAACCATCGGCACTGAATGCGCGCGGTGGTCTCGGCCTGCTTGGCGTCGGCAGCGTTGAACTCGCGCCCTGGGCCGGTCAGCACTTCGGCCGGCACGGAGTCCAGCGGCGTGTCGCTGTCGAGGTACACCGTAGCCCACTCGTGCGAGATCGCGCCCGTGTCCATGTCCTGCGTCTCGGTCTTGCGCTGGAACTCGACGCGGTGACGGTAGCGCTGGGCTTGCATGTCAGACCCCAAGACCCCGCCTGTACGGCATCAGCACCACTTCTGCGTTCTGCCGCATGCGCGCAGCCTTGTCCGGGTCCGGCTGCTCGTAGGCGGCCTGCACCAGAATCAGCACGCCCTTGGCGTAGCTGCGCGCCTCCGGGTCTTCGCTGCTCGGCACATCCTCGCTGCTGCTGTCGCTCGGGTAGTCGACTGGCAGCGTGGGCGCCTGAGTGCGATTGAGGAACCGAAGCGCCTCGTCTTCCGCCCGGTCGATCAGTTCCTGAATCAGTGTGTCATCGCCGGAGTGGATCACCCGCAGCCAGCGCTTCGCCTCGGCAACGGTCACGGTGCTCATTCGACGGTTGCTCCCGGAAGGTCCCAATAAATCGCGCTGTCGCGCACCAGCACCAGCGTCCCGCGCACGTAGTCGCCAACCTGCACGTCGTGTGAGATTTTCAGCACCTTCCCGAGAAACTCGGCACTGGTCGCGCCTGCGCTCACGATGCGCCCGTTGGTGACCGTGGTCGGCGCCGGCGTATCGCGACCGAATGCGACCAGGAACGAGGCCTGCACGCGCGCATCGCGCATGGCCATCAGTGCCTGGTGCGATGCCGACCGCGCGTCGAAGTTGTACGGGATGGTGATCTGCGCCGGGATGTGCGGCCCGATCGACCAGCTTGGCACGGCGCCATCTCTCAGGACGGCCTGCGCGTCGCTGTCGTCCAGTCCGGAGATTCCGGACGGGCACCTGATCTTGATGACCTCGACGCCCTCGGAGCTGCTGTAGAGCGGCGAGAGGTCTGTGGCTACATAGAGCCTTGTTCCCGCGGTCGCGAGCGTCACAGGTACGCCTCCGCGTCTTCGCCGATCCACTCGCGCAGGATGCGGTGATCTGGGTCATGGGTGCCGCCCATCTCGAGACTGTGACCGATGCCGATGCCGCCGCGTCCCGGAAGTCCCTTGATTCCAGTCACCTGCGTTCCGGCGAACAGGTGCCGGCTGTGCGCCTCGCGCCAGAGCTGCAGGTCGATGAACTTGTCCGCGCGCTTCAGGATGTGGCGCATCTCGTCGATTGCCGGGCCG